ATTTTTAACAGTGCCGCTGAAAGGCATACGATAACCGCTGTTCGTACCAGTAAGTACATGATTAGTTACGCCAGTAAGACTTTGAGAATTTTCTAAATCATCATCAACTGAAATAAAAGCGTTTGGAGGAACTCCATGTAGTTGTGTTACACTCGATAGATTAAAATGTTGTCCATCAGTAATAAAATCACCTGATTCAGCAGAATCTAGATTACCAATAAAAATTGGATTGACAAGAACAAACCTGTCGTTTGCACTATCTCTGAATCCAGCAGCTTGATATGGTATTTCTTGTGGCATTATATCCTCATACAATTATACCACTATTTATAGTGCACGTACAACAGTTTGCATCCGCATGACATCTAATGAAATATCATGACGAGGATCATGGTGAATAAAAGATTGAGCACAACCATCTGGCATAAATTTATCGTCAACGTCTGATCCCCACAGCAATCCATCAAGGAAAGATCGTGTATCTCTAACGTTCCACCAGGGATATGGTATTCCTTTATCACATGAATATAAAAGTTTCTCCATAAGAACTGGATCAAACATATTACCACGTGTGTATACGCGCCTTATATCCATTCCTTGTGTATATTCTGTTATAAAGTTCCAAAGGTTAGAAATAGATACATCACTCGGTGAAGGCTTGAGTTGCTGTTGAGCCTCCTCTGATTGCCTTCCCCACCATTCTAAGGTAGACTTATCTATTTTTCTTCCAAACTTCTTTACTTGTTCTTCTACATCAAACTTAATAAAAGCTGTGTCTTCTACTAAGTTATCGTAGTTATAAGGATCCAAAGCATAGTTACTTTCATTGAAACGAAGAATGGCAAGAGATACTGCTACTCCAGTGTATTGATTGCCTAACGTTTCAAAATCATATATGATACAATCGTCCATTATTTAAAATCCACGTTTGCCATGATTTCTGTCATACATGCTACGACATTTAATTCATGGTCTGCCACAAAGGCATCTTTATATTGATAGTCTGCAAGGATGAGAACTAATTGTGGAATAGATCGAGGTTCTATGAATTCATTCATATTATCATATAAACCACGAAAGATTCCTACAGTATCTTGGTCCATATTATTTACAACCCAAGACCTCATCTTTTTAAAATTCTTTTCTTTTAAGCTAGCAACAAGAGTAGAAAATCCTGTTACAGCAGAACTAGTATCATTGCCAGCAATATTAGAACCGACAATACTTTTGCGTTGTCCTTCATTTATTACTCTCCTCCAATCCGGTGCATATTTCATAATTAAATCGGCTACCGCCTTTGAATCATAAGATACGCCTTCCTGGTCTAATATGTATACGAAACGTTTATAGAATTGAGCCGCAATGTCAGCCAATGCTTTCTTTGATGTATTAAATTCATATACACCACACCGAGAATGTAGTGGTTCAATAACACGATTCTTAAAGTTACATGTTAAAATGAAACGACAATTATTTGCAAACTCTTCCATAAAACCACGAAGAGCTGGCTGTGTTGATTGTGGATTAAGATAGTCAGCCTCATCAAGAATGATAACTTTATATCCACCTTGTAAAGATACAGACGAAGCAAATTGTTTTATCTTGCCACGTAATGTATCGATGTTACCTTCTTCAGATCCATTGATTACTATGTAATCCAGATCAAGCTCATTGCACATAGCACGAGCAATTGTAGTCTTACCAAGGCCAGCTGTACCAGTAAGTAACATATTAGGCATGTCACCAGTATCAACTATTTTTTGAAATGTATTTTTTAAGTCTGCGGGTAAGATTGTATCGGCCACTTTGCGCGGCCGGTACTTTTCAACCCATAAGAAATCTTTACTCATCTGCTCTCCTCATAATGTAATAATAGTATTCTAAACCAATTTTGAGCAAATGTAAACTATTCAGATTCAGCAGCCTCTTCTTCATCGCGTTGTTCTACGATTTGTATAAGTTGAATGCACTGGTCTCGTAGTGTACCAATAGTGCTAAGCTCTTCGCCTTTGAATCCACCACGCTGCGTAATAGCATCAATAACTGCTACCGCTGAACGGCTAACTCGGTTACATAGATCATAAACCTGTTCGTGATCTGACATAATAATCTCCTATTAATCTTTGTAGGTTGAGGACTTTTCGAGGGCTACCCAATACTTTAAGTCCATATCATCTGAAGTACTGGTGAACTGTGATATAAGCTTCGATGATATTTCCACTTTATAGTCAGATGGAATCATACGAAGGTTACTAATATTTAAAATGAATTTAAAGTCTTCTGACTTATATTCTCCATCAACATCAATAGAGTATGTATTCGATGTACTGTTAGTTGTATCTACAACTGTAAGTGTAACTACACCGCCTGAACCAGTAATCGATACCTCGCTGTGTCCAAGTGCCGAAGCAGCACGTTTCAGGTTAGCAAGTGTTGTTTGATCCAAAGTAAAAGTAACTTCAGGATCTGGCATATTAATTGGTTTACTTGGAGACGTAAGCATTTCTGTATCTGAAAAGAAATACTTAATCTTTGCTCTACCTGACGTATCACCGATTGTAGCAAATTGATCGTCAAGTTTTAGGTTAGCGGCATCAAATAAATTTACAACCGATAAGAATTCTGGTAGATCGTATATGCCAAACGTACGATCAAATTCTTCCGGCACAGTTGCCTGAGCAAGAATGTTCTTGGCTTCAGACATAGTCATAACAGACTTCCCTGGATGAATCACTAAGTTAGGATTAATCGAAGAGAAGTTCTTCAAAGTTTGCATAGTAAAGCTGGATAGTTCCATAATCAATTCCCTTTTAGTTTACTAAAATTTTTCTCTTTGTGAAACTCGAGTTTGTTTTCGAACTTCCCTTCAAGAATATCACCTTTATGAGAAATAACAAACACGTTAGTATCGTCATCTAATGTGTGTATTATCTTCATAAGATTGTCAACACCTTCATAATCTAAAGATGAATCAAATGTTTCATCCAAGATAAGTAAGTTTGTTGCAACCGAGTTCTTCATCTTAGCTATCATACGCCAAGTAAAGAGTAACGCCAGATCGATACGCTGTTTCTCACCCTCGGAAAACGAGTCGTAAGTAAAAGCGTCGCGATGTCTGGATCGAATAGTTTCTGAGAATGCTTCGTCCAAGTGAAAGGATACGAAGAAATCTAGAATCTGTAAGTATTGATTTACGAGTTTATTTATAACAGGTAAATATTGTTTAATAATTTTTGTTTTAATTCCTGTGTCTTTGAGCATTTCTAGTATAACACTATTATAACTCAAAGATTCGTTTAAGTACAATCTTTTTTCAAATAAATCGTCTTTTTTTCCTTTTAATAGTTCAAGGTCAGTTTTAGACTTAGCCACATCACCATCGTTGCCACGTATCTTTGTTATTGCATCATTGATATTTTGTATCTGGCCTTGAAGCCTGACGATTTCTCGATTGTTAGAAGATATAGATGCTGTTTTATTTCGTATGTCTTCTGAGGTATTGGTAAGTTGATCTAAAGCTTCTTCTACAATAGTTGATTGATCACCTACATCATCTAAAGCTTTTTGTATTTCTGCTGCTTTTGTCTTGGCAGTAGTAAGTTTTGTAGATCGTAGTTCTGAATCAATATCCTGAGAACATGTAGGACATGTATCATTTTCTTCATAAAACTTCGTTTCTTTGACAAGTGTAGAGATCTTTTGATTGAACTCAGCTTTGTATTGTAACAATGCTTGTTTCTTATCATGATTCTTTTTAAGGTCTTCTTGTAAGCCAATAGAGCTTTGATCAATCTCATCTGACAAGGTAGCATTACTTGTTTGTAATGTTTGTATCTCATCATTGACGTCTTTTATTTCAAGTTCTTTACTTTCAATCTGGTCGTTACTAAGACTTTCAACCTCTTTAATATATTTTGATTGTAAGTCAATCTTTTCTTTTGCGAGTTCTAAATCATATTCTGTAGACTTTATATCTTCTTTTAATAAACTATTCTTTTCTTTTAGAATAGTATTCATCTTAGAGAATACATTAATGTCCAGAAGATCCTCGATAACATCACGCCTAGCGCCGGCTGCAAGTTGCATGAAGGGAATGAAGGAGGAACTGCCGAGCACGACGATCTGGTGAAAGCTTTTATGATTAAGCTTAATGATGTTTTGCTCGAGGATCTTCTGGTACTCTTTGGAATGAGAGGACTGATTTAACATAGTCCCGTCTTTCCAAATCTCGAATATGTTTGGCCTGATGCCACGAACGATTTTGTAGTTCGAGCCAGACACGTTGAATTGAACTTCAACTACACAATTCTTATTATTAATCGAATTAAGAAGTTGAGGCTTACTAATATTTCTATGTGCTTTACCGAATAACGCAAATGCTAGAGCATCAAGCATAGTCGATTTGCCTGCACCATTATGGCCTACAACCAATGTAGTTTTTGAGTCAGTAAAGTCTACTGTGGTAAAAGAGTTTCCTGTAGAAAGGAAATTCTTCCACTTTAAGGTGGTAAATTTAATCATGCTATTTCGAGTGTCTGTGCTTCCACATATAGATCGTTCATTTCTTTTTTAATGCGATCTTTATCCAACTCTGTCTCCACGTTATCAATGTATGTATTAACGAGAGATGTTGTATCTTCGAGAGATACGTTTTCATCTTCTACGTTACTTCCAATAAATTCTGAAAAATTATCTTGAATTTTGAGTTCATATATTTTCCTATTCTGTATTCTATCAACAAATCGGTCGAATGTAAATAGGTCATTTTTATTAATTACTACAATTTTTACAAATTTATTATCTACAGATGTAACGTCATAATCTCCGTAATCAGCCACCACATCGTCATAATAGATCCTATGGAACAGAGTATGAGGATTATGGATAGGAGTAAGCTCTCGTGTTGCTGTATCCAAGATGTGAAAATATTTTTTGTCGTGGGCGTCATTCCAGAAAAACTCCATTTGTGATCCAAGGTAGTAGATATTACCTTTATTTGATTTTGTATGATAGTGTCCTGACAACACCATCTCGAATCTATCGAAGATAGAAGGGTCCATGCCATGTGTGCTTTCAATACCCTTCATCATTTCAAAACCATCAAGTTCTAAATGAGCACCAAGGATAGGAGCATCACATTTTTTAATAAATTCTATATATTCTTTTTCATTCTCAGGATTAATCCATGGAACCATTGCAATCTTAAGTTCATCGTATTCTAAGACTGTAGGATTATTTACGATGTGTACTTCATTCATATAGTGGCCAAGTAACTCTTTTAATGAGTTCAAGTCATTTGTATTCTTGTAGTACGTATCGTGGTTACCACATATAATATCCATAGTGATACCATACTCACGTAACTTATGAAGGAACATCTTACGATTACGTGTAAGTGCCTTGAAGTTTATAAACTTACGATTGTCATAGTAATCACCAAGGTGAAGAATATGTTTTATATTATTTTCTAAGAGATAGGGGAAAAATACTTCATTATAAAATTTGTCTGCGTTATCTAAAAAAATATCAGAAGAATTACGAACACCGCAATGAGTGTCATTCAATATAGCTATTTTCATTCATCATCCATAAATGTTTGTAGGTCAGAATCAACACGTATAACTCGTTTCTTACGCGTCTTTTCTTCTTGTACATATTGACGAAACTCTGTATCACGTTCTTTTACTTTATCAATACGATCTTTGAGTTGATCTACAAATAGCTGTACAGCATTATTGGCAGCTTTATCTTCAATGTCTCCGAACACGTACTGTTCAATACCAGACTGTGATAAGTACTTGAGTTTAATGTCTTGTTGTTTCTTTTCTTTTGCGATACGACGTAGGAATGCGTACCAAGAAATTTGAGTGAAATACGCGAATGCGTTGGGGTTACCAGATCGTGTAGCAGCTTCAATGTTATAGTTTTCGATAGCCTTCAGACAATTCTCAACTGCGTCCATCACCATCTCTTCACGATAAGTGTAACGTATGAAATTAGATTTATGTGATAAGCCTTCGGCAATTTTAAGAAAGCATTGCGCGATGTAGTTAGGAACAACCGGAAGCGTCGATTCTTTTTCTTTTGCTTCCTTCACTACCGTACAATAATCAACAACTGCTTGTGAAAATTCTTTGTTATTTACGTAGTGAATGCTTTTCTTCTTGGCCATAATATATCCTCATTCAATATTTCTATTCTATACTATATTTCAATAAAAGTAAACTAAAAAATTTATTTTTTTATTGCATTTTAGGGGTTTACAATCCTGCAAAACTGTATATAATTTAAAGGTATCCTTTATGGTGGGCTGGATTACTAGTGTAATTTATTTTTACCGGGCCCAGGAAATAATTTAATTACATTATCGTTATCACTGTCTTCATCTTCTCCGTCAAGGATTGCTGTAATCTTTTTCATATACTTTTTAAATTTTTCGTCGCCGTCAACTGGTGTACGTTCATCGTTTTCTACGTTTAACGCGTTGTAATATTCTCTTACTACTTCTTTTACAGGAGTTGCTTCTATAAGAATATGTTCGGCGTTTAATGTTTGAAACGTTCCTTCTTCGAGTTGCATAATCATTATAGGTCGAAAAATGTGGTATCGTAATCCATCGGGTCTATCTACAGTAACTACCTTCAAAGGATTACGTATGACAAGACCCGGACCTTCATCATCGTTCCAATCCACAACCTCGCACACAATTTCGTCACCGGTGCTAAGTAGGACTTGTTTTACGATTGTCACGACTTCTTCGGTCATATATCTACCTTAATGACTTTATATTTGAATTGTTCTTTTTCATATATTTTTATTCTTTCCGCGGAGTGGAGGAGCGTGTAGTTTTTTCTTTTCTTCCAGTATAAGTCATCGGCGATATCATATAGTCTTGTGTGGCGGCCATCATCCGCTTGTCTGAGTCCACGGCCGATTGACTGGAGGACTTTGATTTGAGACTTAGATGGTGACGCGAATATAATGTTATGAAGATTCCTAATATTAATACCGGTACTGAAAGTCCCAAGACTAGCCACAATAATTGCATCTTTTTGTTTCTCCACTATTTTACGAATTGCTTCTCTATCTGAAGTTGCCACTTCACCAGACACAAAGAAAACTTTTCTTCCTTCCTTTGCCTTACTATTTATTAACTCATAGAGAGGCTTTCCATGAGCCTCCACACGACTAAATAAGACAAGAGTATTTCCCTTAGCATCCAGAGCGAGATTCCGAATAAGCCTATTACGAGTAGTGTTTCCAATAATGAATTCAATTTCGTCTTGATATGTTTTGTTGCCAAAGTCTTTCCTCACTTCTTCTTTATAATTTAATAAAAGTACTTTAATATCTAAAGGAGCCAATGTTCCTTCGTCTTGTAACGTTTTAGTCATGGTAACCTGATGCACCGGTCCAAATAATCCCTCAAGGACGAGTCTATGTGTCTGCGTGCCGTCGAGTGTGCCAGTTGTGCCGAACCTATACTTTGCCTTTGTCGCCTTATTCATTATTGACGACAGGGACTTAGATTTAAATCCGTGGCACTCATCTCCTATTACCATACCAAACTGTTCAAACCACTTCTTAGGAAACTTATATATCGACTGCCAAGTTGAAATAATAACACGTTTAGGTGAGTTCTTATCTTTACCTGAATATATTCTATGACATGTATCTTCTACATTCATATTATAATCTTTGAAGTCTGTATACATCTGTTCAACTAAAGAAGTAGTTGGAACTATAATTAAAACTTTATCATGCTCATTCTCCATTTCCATCCAGTACTTAATAATAAGATAGATGATAAATGATTTACCTGATCCTGTAGGTGATAACAGAATAGCGCGGTTTGAAATTAAAGAACGGATAACTGCGGCGTACTGATAGTCTCTTGGAGGAAACGGAAGATTTGAAACGCTTAAGAAATTATCAAATACTTTTTGATCAACTACATTCTTATCAGTAGGAGATCCATAATCAGATTCCTCTAATTCATATGTATATCCTCTTTCAGTACAAAACTTACGAAGATAATTAAATAGTCCAGCGTTTAACTCATTTGTAAGATTATTATATAAACGTATCTTACCATCCCATACCTTATTCTTATACGCAGGCATAAACTTATATCCTGGAACATAGAATGAAAAGTACTCGGATAGTTCTTGAGCTGGACCGCGTTCGCAGTCTACATACATCATACTATAATCTTTTAGCTGAACTTTAAAGTCTGCCATCAATCGCCTTGTTCAAACTGCCTCCAACGAATCATATTGGAAATAGTTTGATGTCTCCATTTTAAGTTATCAATTATATCGGTAAGACTATCTATAACTGTCTTCCAGTATTCTATTTTTTCTTCTGACTGCTGGATCTCAGGATCCGAATCATAGTAATAATCCATCTCGCCTTTGAGGATACGCAATCCATTGAAAGGATCGGGATCCCAACCTTTTTCGGCTAGTTCATCTTGATCCATTTTACCATTATAGTAAAGCCATTTTTCTTTTAACAAATTTTTCTGCGTAAATTCTGCTTTCTTCTTCATAAGCTTGGCCTCGGCCAGTAGCTGAAGATATTTAGCATGTAATTTTGGGGTATCTCTAGAAGTAGCATCTAGTTTGCTGTTATCAATAATGCAATCCTCTTGCCACATAGCAAGAATAGTTTTCAAGTCAATCATAATGTTCCTATTTCAGTTAAGAAATTTCAAAGTAAGAGAATCTAAAATTAGCTGGATAAGTAAGATAAGATTCAGTTGTAGTAGATTCAAATGTTATGTTACCAAGACCAGTTGGTATACAATCTTTATATTTAATTTTTCGTGTAGTATTATTGTGGCTAGATAAAATAGACACAGTAATGTCAGCGTTTGTTGGAGGTATCTGCTCAGATCTATTTAGTGGCGATTTATAATCCTGTTGAACGATACGAGTAATCCAGTTGTACATCTCAACGTATGAGTTCATATTCTCATCAAGAATAATCATTGCAGATAGTTCGCCAAACCGAAGTGTATCTCCAGCAAAAGGTACATTTGCCACGCGTAAATGTGGAAGTTCTGCTGCTGTAAGAGATGTGTCTGGATGTAGCACAGATTGAGCAAAGAACTCTAGGTTAGGAAAGTTCTTTCGATCAATTGAAAGCTTAAACGCGTTTGGCTGTAAGTAGTTAATATTATTGAGCTGGCTTTGTGAGCTCGTAGTACTAACTGCTACAGTTACTGCTGGATTTAATGTAGGCATATTCTTTTTCCGTTCTGCTTACATCTATTTATATAAGAAAAAAGGCTGCTTTTCAGCAGCCTACTTCTTTCATGTGAAACCCAGGCATACATTTCTTGGGTTCCATATGCCATAAGGCCGAGATTATAAAGTGGCCTTCTTTCTCTGGGCTAGCTTTGAGTGACCATTGTCTAGCTTTTTCGTACACTTCCGTTTTTGTTACACCGTGCAAAGTTGTTTCGCACCATGTTTTTTCATTGTGCCAATATTTGAACATCATTTTATACATTAAGCTACCTCGTAACCAAAGTTTTTAGCCAAAAATTCCTGGCCGTATTCTGCAGCAATCGCCATGCAGATTTGCTCACGTGGTTCAGTATCCATTTCGTCTACTAGCTTTGAAGCAGATTCAAAATGGCAAGCACCAAGAAGAGCATCTATCGCAATGAAATCTTTCATGTCACTCATATATAGATCTTTAAGATCTGTGTTTGTTCTTGAGTAGCTGAAGGTTTGATCGATTAATTTTTGAACTGACATTTGGTTTTTCCTTTATCTGATATATCTAGAATACCATAGTTTCTCGGGAATGTACACCTTTTTGTTTCGTTTAAAAACAACTACTTACGCTTTTTTTTCATAAGTAGTTGAAAACAAACAAAACTTTCTTTTCGTTTAAAAACAACAACTTACAAAATAAAAAAAGGGCCGCCGAAGCGACCCAGTAGTATCGAGCTAGTGATACTTAATCTTATGCCATGATGTTGTCAACACGGAAGATTCTGTAGTATTGGTTTGTTTTGACTGCAGCCAAACCGTTTGCAGGTGTTGCACCTACGAATGGGTTTGATGCCATGCCGTATCGAGTTTTAAAACCGATTTTTGGCTGGAAGTCATTCTCACCAACCGCACGTACCATTGTTAACGGTACATATGGGCAGTAGAATATACCTGCGTCATATGGGTTAGTACCCTTATAACCTACAGTTACATAGTCTGTTGTTGAATACGGGTCAATATAGACTCGTGTACGGCCGTTCATAACACCTGCAAATGTATTACCTGTGTCATCAACATTCAAGTTAGTTGAAAGTGCTGGAGTATAATCCAAAGAACCTGCAGCTGCTAGAGCAGAAGCAACGTCTGAAGAACAGATAATGAAGTTACCTTTTCCTCTACGTGTTTCTTTTGCAATCACGTTTGAATCTCTTTCGATTTGTACGTGTAAGCCTTTGAATTTTTCAACTGACCAACGACCATCAGCATCTGTTGACATGTCAAAGATACCGTTGATTGCTGTTGAGGCTTGGCCTGCACCAGTTTTAGCTTGTGAGTTGATTGTACGAACTACTTCACGGTTAATTTCCGCTAAGATCTCTGTTGACAGAATGTTTGCCAATTCTGTCTCAGCATCAAGACCATGAATCGCTTTCAAGTCTTGTGCTAGTTCTAGAGAGTATTCCGCTTTCAACGCACGTGACTTCGCAGTCACTGTTGATTTCTCAATGGTGAAACCCATGTTACGGAATGCACCTGATAGCTCAGATAGCGCTGTTGACATACCGTCACCGAATGTAAGGCTTCTTTCTGAGTCAAGTGATGAGTCACCAGCAACGTTACCAGCAGCTGGATCGATTCCGTCAAGACCTGATGGTGATGAGGATTGGGTATCTGAAGAGTCACCTGAGAATGTAGTGTCTGCTTCGTTGAACAATGCTTCTGTTGAGCTTGTTTCACCGGTTGTAAAGCGTGACTTCATTGAGAAGATCAGGCCTGTTGGACCAGTCATTGGCTGCACACCACATACGTCATATGCAATCATGTTAGGTGCTGCACGACGTACTAATGAGATCAATACTGGATCCCAGTTAGATACAGAGGCGTTGGTTACGGATGTTGCAGGACCAGCTTCTGTCATGAAGCTCATCTGTGCGCGCTCTTCTTGAAGAGCTTTTTCAGTGTTCTCTAAGAGAACAGCTGTTACTGCTTTACGGTGGTTGTCGTCAATAGAACCAGCTGACTCTTCATTGAGAACTGGATTCCACTTTTCCACCAAACGATCATAAGTTTCCATTTCTAGAACTCCTTAAGGATTTGATTTTCTAATTGCGTTAAGGTACTGAGACATTACATCGCTGACTTCTACAGAAGGTGTATCTTCATCTGTAGTGTCTTCTACGATTGCGGACTCAGCAGTTTTCTTTGCAAAATATGTTTCTTTGATAGTAGCAACTTTTTGTGCAAAAGTTTCTTCATCTTCAAAGTCTATTTCTTCTGCAAGAGTTTTTAGCTTCTCGACTTGAGTTTCTGCAAGATCTTTAGATGCTTCACGAATGACAGCATCACGCTTAAGATCTTCTAGTTCTTCAGCAAGTGCGATAGACTTAGTCATTGCATCGTTGTAGCTTTCTTCAAGCTCTTCGTTTGCAGTGGCTAGTTCGTCGACGAGGTCAACTTTGGACTCAGGTACTTCTACGTAAGACTCTACGAATAGATCTTTCATCTTGTTCATAAATGTCTCAGCGATTTCAGTACGCAGACCTGTTTGTACAGCAAGTCTGTTTTCTTCCATCCATGTCTCAACCACATAGTTGAGGTAGCTATCAACCTTCTCTACCATCTGTTCTTTTGTAGAAGCAAGTTCTGTTTCCAGCTCTTCTTTATACGCTTCTTCCAAACGATCGATTTCTTGAGAAAGTTTTGCCTTTACCGCAGCTTCAAAAATTACAGCTGTTTTGGCTTTGAACTCTTCGGAAAGAGTTGCCTCAGATTCGACTAATGCATTTAGGTCATCAGAGAAATCAACTTTAATGTCGAGTTCTTGATCTTCAATAATAGTATCCTCATCTGAAGATACTTCCTCCATGTGTGATGCTTTCATCATTGTACCATATGCAGCCATGAGCTTGTCTTTTTTCATACCAGTCATCATGCCATGCATAGCATTGATCATGCCAGCCTTTGTCTTTGGCATTGGTTCGCTGTTTTTCTTGTCACCTTTGCGAGCCGGAGCTTGCTTGGTTTCATCTTCAGCGCCTTGTACAGATGCAATAGATTGTGCCTCTGCATTTTTAGGATCGTGAGCTTCTTCCACAACGTCGTTGTCATCGAGCTCAACTTCCTGGTCTTCTACTTGATCAGTCATGTTTGACTCCTTATGTTTTACTTTTCAGCAACGAGAGGAAATTCTTAAACTCACGAGTTTGAACCTCATAGAGATCCTTTCGTGGAGCCTTTTTAATTTCAGTCTCCATTTTTTCAATTTCCCGAGCTTCAATAACGCCGTTATTCCAGATCCACTCAACACCTTCCATTATTCCATTAACAAAAGCATTTGGTGCTGATGGGTCTTGTACGATATCAACCGTATTAAGAATAAAGTCGTCTTTGACGACCATTACGCCGTTTCTTTGCTCGAGGCTACCCATACCACGAGTTGAAACACCCAGTTTGACACCGCCATCAAGCAGACCCTTAACGATCTGTCCATTTGGAGTATCCAAAATGCGTGCTTTACCCACAACTTCATCTTTTTGCCAATCAAGGCCTTCGATGAGGTGGGATACTTTGTCTAAGTTTACAGTCGGTCCATCAGGGTGGTTTAATTCTCCAACTGCACGCTTAGTATTAACTTGTTCTTTAACGTATTTGTCAACAGCCTTTTCCATAATAGGCTTAGGATATACCCTGCCGTTACGGTTTTTCTTTTCGGCCTGCATGAATACGCCTTCGATAAAATAATCTTTACCGCCATCTTCTTTTGCTTCGGTAAGTATTTCAATATCGTTGTCGCTATATTCAGCAATTAATTTCATAGTCTTAACCTTTATATTGTTTAATAAACTCTTTACCCATCTTCTCGGCTTCAGCCGCAGTACGGTAAGAATCTAGCTTTTCCATATCAATATACGTAACAAATCGTCCTTTATCCTTATGGATCATAAGATGATTCTTCCCAACCTTCATGTCTTTAACATGTTGGCCAGGTGGCATTTTACCACGAGTTTTTTCTCTTAGCTGTTTAAACGTTTTCATTTTAAACCTTGTTTAACTATTATTTATACAAATTAAAATTTGAAATAAAATTATTTTTCTTTAGTTTTCTTCTTCATTTTATTTATGTAGGCACGATAGACAGCAGCCTCAGCATTTTTCTTCATCACTCTTGCTCTTTGCTCCATTGCTATCGCAGCCTGAATTTTATGTGCGTGAGATCTACCGGACTTTTTAATTTTACTGACGCTTGCTTTAGCAGTTTCAACATCCTTAAATCCTAAGCCTTTAATTGTACCTTTTGGATTTTCATCTGTGTATAGATCTGAATGTTTCTTAGAGTTTGCAGGTTGTCCTTTTTTACGAGGTATCCTAGGATTATTAGACTCTCTAAACTGCTCAAAAGATAACATTAGGTTTCTTCTTCTACTTCTTCTTCCTCGTCAGACTCTTCTTCTTCGTCTTCTTCTGTTTCTTCTACTTCTTCTTCACTTTCATCTTCATCATCTAGATCTAGTTCTAATTGTTCTTCTTCTTCACCATTAAAAATATGTCCAGCCACTTTGACCTTTTCAGCTTCTAATGCATCATCCACTTTTGATTGAAGTATAGTGTGGAAGTGCGGTTCCGCTTTAGCAAAGTTTTGTCTAGTTATATCGTCAATTAAATCTTCAATACTCATTGTTCATCTCCAGTTGGTTCATCATCTGTTGGACCTTCATCATCCATTTGTTTACCTAAGTTTTCAATTTCTTCATCAGAGAATTGAAGCACGTTTTTCATTACCCATTCTTTTGAGTAGTATTCGCCAACGTACTGCTGCATCTGATCAAGTGTTTGAATTCTTTCTCTTAATATTTCTGCGTCTCTGAGTTCTGTAAAATGATTATCGCGAGTATGTTCTACTACGATATTATTTTTCCAGCTATCCCAGTCTTCTTCAGTAATAATACTTTTTAAGATCAATTGCTTTTTAAGTATGCCATAGAACAGCATGTTAAATCGCGATCTCAATCTATCTATAAACTTCTGAAACTTTAATTCATCACGGTTAATCTCAGTAGATCTACCAAGTGAGAACTGTGATTCTTGCTCAAGCCTGTTTATAGGTACGTTAAGTGATCTGTAGAGACGTTTCTGGAAGTATATGATATCGTCGATCTGTCCCAGGTTTTCACCGCCTGGTAAGGTAGAGATCTCAGTTCCTCGACCACCTTCTCGTCTTGGAAGCCAAAAATCTTCAAGCATCGACATACTTTTTCTATCATCTCTTATTGCTCCAGTGTTAGCGTCATAAACTAATTTATTGCGATACTTCGCCATGATGTTTTTCATATATTCTTCGGCCTTACCTCTTGGTAAGTTACCAACATCAATATAGAATATTCTACGTTCAGGTGCACGTGCTAGTCTGTAAATAACTAGCGAGTCTTCCATCATGCGTAATTGGTTAATAGGTTTTAGTGCCTTATGTAAATGAGACACAACCTTACGACGTTCTTCGTCAAGTAAACCAGATGTAACATAACTCACAGAATCAGGACTCATCTTGATTCCTTGTTTAGTTGTTCCCGGTTTGTCCTGATAGATAAAAAATTCGTTTACATTTTCAATAACAGAAGCACCACTAATTGGATCTCTTTTCTTTTTAACTTCTTTTACTTTACGAATCTTTGCTGCGTCTATAGGACGTATTTCTTGAATACCAAGCTTAGGATTCTTTTCATCTACAACTAAATGATGATACATTCTTCCATCAACATACCAACGCTTATATATGTCATGTCCTAAGTTGTTAAACTCAAGCATTGAGTA